TCGGAATCTGAAACAAACTTTGTTCCCGGCGCGACCGTAACCCGCGAAATCATAATCATGGTTGGCGTTGTATAAGCTGACCGCTTATCTTTTGCCGTTGGCGCTCGGGATTCAATTTGTAAGGATGCAATCAATTGACCCGTGTCTATGTTCCGTTCCAAATTAACTTTGGCCGCTTGCAAAACTGGTTTCATGGCTTCGCGGGTGGCATTCCGCAAAATCTTTTTGGTATCTTTTGGCCCAAAATCATCTTCGATTTCATCTAGCAAATCTTGGAAGTCTTTGAATCCTTCCCATTTGATGCTGAAACCTTTTGACGATTTGGTTTCGTCAGCCATTGTTTTTACCCATGATGATGCGATGGAAGATTGTATTGTTCAGTCGAACAACATAATCCACCACCGCTTCGGGGGTCATTTCTGGCGCGTGACGTTGCGCCAGTTCATAGCATAGGTCAATTCCCGTTATTTTTTGTTCTGAAAAACCAAACCAGTCTTTTTTGCCAGAACCAGCTTGGTCAATCAGAAAATGCAACAGGTCTTTGTTATTTTGTATTGTCGTCATGTTATTAGGTATTGTGCGACCAGCCGTATTGGTTGCCGCGGGGGTGGATGCTGAAAATGCACTTTGCCTCAGCCTTGGGCATCGATTCAATGCGGAACTCAGAAACGCGACCGTTGAAAGCGTATGCAATGACGTTTGTGCCATCGTATGCAGCAATCACGAAAGTGCGGTCAATCGTGCCGTTGTAAGCATCAGCTTGGATGATTGCCAAACCAGCGTCGGAAGGGTTCCAAGGCGCGGTAATGGTCAAAGATGTGGGCTTCGATTGAGTGGGGATGATGTCCGATTGACGCGAACCNGCGACCGCAAAGTTTGCGCTTGCATCGTCTTGGCCGAATGCGGGGATTTCTTCCACATTCAGAGCTTGACCCGATGAACCAGAACCGCCAGCGGAAGTGCCGACAATGTTTTGAACTTCAGCGGTCCAAGTTGCCAAATAAGTATTGGTCAACGGGGTTGGATTTGCGCCAGTTTGACACCACAAGGACGCTTGAAAACCAGCAAGAACTTTACTTGGAATAGCCATTTGTAAACCTCAATTAAAAGTTAAAAAAGTCTTGTCTTATCAGCAAGGGATGTCCATGCGGCAATCCAGCACAATTTGATTCAATTTTACCGAATCGTCGTATGTATTGTATAGCATCGTCACGTCAATCTTGGCAACATAAATTCCAGCAAAACCAGTTTTGACGCCAAACTGTCCCGAATAACCATGCAGGGCTTGCAAGATTTGATTGGTCATATTGAAACAGTTATTCATGTCTGAAGCAAAAACATTCACTTGAAACACGGGCGTATCGATACCTTTGTTCGCTTGGTCTTGGCCCGTGTAAACAGGTTGGTGAACGTTTCGCAATTGCCAAACACAAAATTGGCTTTGCTCGGCAAAGTTGCGGTTGAAGTTGGCATAAACCGGAACGGGCGACACCACAGCCACCAATTGGTTTTGGATGGCTTGCGCGTATGTAAGAACGTTTTGTTGGGTGGTCATACGCTGGTAATCGGGTCGTTACGATAACAAACAAACGTCATTGTCATCCGGTCGTTGGCTTCCAAAACATCCAGCAATTTGTAATCTTTATTACGCCAATTGATAGAGTATTGATACTGATTGATGGAAACGTTTTGCGTGTTTGGCGTGTAGTTCACCACAAACCGAACTTGTTTTGTATAGGCGCGGTCGTCCTTTGTTGCGACCATAGAATCGCGGACATCTTGCACCAAGGCGCGGGTTTGAAAAGCCAACGTGATGGTCGTGGTTTGCTGGCCGATGGAATCAATGCCAGCGGTGACCGTATTCACTTTGATGTTTTCGTACCGGGTAAGTGCCATTACATCACCAGCGGTTTATAAGGTCGCAACAATGCGGCCACGCCATACGGAATTTCATTCAGTTTGGTCATGGTCGTGTTTGAACGGTTGTTGTATAGGTGCGTCAGCAATAACAAACCAGCTTGTTGAATTACAGGGTAAGCCGCCAGCGGGTTGGCCGCTTGCGTGTAATCCACCACGATAGGGTTTGAAATGTTTTGATTGACTTCGTTCGGGATGCTGTTGACAACGACTTTGTTGCCTGTGGCATCGTAAAAATAAGTCGATGAATCCACCAGCGTGAAAACGGGCGGGGTGCTTGAATCCCAATAGCCAACCGAATTGATGGTGACACCAACAACGCCGCCAACGGTGGTTTGAGTGACTTCGGGCAAATCCAGATTGACTTGCGTTCCCGACATCCCATTCAATGCGCCGTAATAGCAACGATACCGGGTAGCAAAGATTGCCATGCCCAAGAAATCTTCAATCGCCATGCGCGTGGCTAATTCAAGACCTTGCAAATAGGAATCTTGGGACGTATCACCAAACAAATTTAATTGGTCGGTGATTTGGGTCAGCGTCAACCATTCGGTGGATGTATCCCGCGAAATTTGTTCAACTTTTTCATAGCTGAACGGGTTGCGGGATGTGCCTAGATATGGGCCGTTGGTGTAGCTGTCTAATGGCATAACCGCCTCTTAGGTTGCGATACGAACACCAGCGAAAACGTCGCGGATGGTGCTGCAAAGGCGCTTTTCTGCGAACAGGGTCAAGTAACCGGGCGCGGTTTGCTCGAACCATTGGAACGACATTTCTTCATGGTCCGCAATTGTGTAGAAATTTTCCCATGCGGCCAAATAGATGGGGAACTTGCCCGAACCGATTTGGTCCATGTAAGGGTTGGCAATCACGGCGTGGCCGAAAATGTTGCCCACGGCAAAACCGTCTTTTGCGCCCAATTCCAAGAATTGCGGCATCCCTTGACCATCTTTCAGTTCACGCAAGAATGCGATGGTGTTGGGGTGCATTACCCAAGCCGTGGTTGGCAGGTTGTAATACTGTGGCGGCAAGGCAGCGTTGGCGGCGGCCATGTCGTTATAAACCAAAGTGCCGCTGGTGGTCGATGCCACTTGCAGCATGGTGTGAATGCCGTTGGTAGGGCCAGAACCGTTTGTGCCGAACGATGCGGCGCTTGTCGAGCCGGGATAATAGTTCAAGCCACGCAAGCCCAAAGTGCCGCCGTATGTAGTCGTGGTGGTTCCCGATTGGTCGTTGTTCAACCATTGGGAATAGGATTCTTGTTGCGCGAATTCCAAACCGATGTCGGTCAGCAATGTTTCGTTCAAATAGTTTACGTCGCTTAGAACGGCGGTGCGGACGGGAACTTGAGCCGCGACGACTTGGACGGGCAATTGCCAGAACGATGTGGCGGTGTTAGGTGTGCCAACGTTTGGCGTGAAGGTATAACCCCAAGGATTGGTTGGGTTGGTTACGTTACCAGTTTTAACCACAAACGCTTGGTCTGAACCAATAGTTGTAATTTCACGAACACCAGCAGTTCGCAAAGGATTGGCATAGCGTAGGGCAGCAAAGGCATCGTCATAGATAACACGACCGCCGACACCAGAACCCGAACCGGTAATGCCAGACGCTTCGTTAAGGTTTACCGTTACCCGTTCTTCTTTTTTCAAAGATTTGCGGATGGCTTCGAGAATATGTTGTTTGGCGGTCATGTTAATCCCAAAAAAAAATTGTTAAAAAAGTGGGGCATTAAGCCCCACCGTTTTATCAGGTCGCAGTAGCGGTTGAACGATAGCGGATGATAGACAAGGGGTCCACCACGCTAGTGCAAAGACGCTTTTCACCGAAGAACGTGATGTAGCCGGGCAGGGTTTGGTCATAACGACGCAAAACCATGTTCAGACGGTCCACGATGGTGTGACCACGTTGCCAATCGCCAAAATACATGGGATACAAGCTGGTAGTGCCGGGGGTGCTGGTAGACGAATCAGGAGAATCAACATACTTGTTCACCACCACGTCAAAGCCCAACAGTTGGCCGACGATACCGTCATAAACCAAAGGCGACATACGTTCAAAGATTGGTGTGCCGTTGCTGTCTTTCAAACCGCGGATTTGAGACAACATCAAAGGCGAAACCAAGAACTTGGTCGATGGGTTCCAGTATTGTTGCGGCAAGGCATACACGAAATTGATAACGTCTTGATACGTCACGTTAGCAGCACCAACACCAGCGCCGTTGGTGGTCAATTGGTCGTATGTAGCGATGCTGTGCAAACCAGAACTAGAGCCTGTGCCGCTTGAACCGAAAGCGCCGACAGAAATCGTGCCGCCAGTATAAGAGCCATTAGCGCCGGGGTATTGATTCAAACCGCGCAAACCGTTTGTGCCGCCGTATGTGTTGGGCGTGTCGGTTTGGTCGTTGTTGGAAATCATCGACTGGCCTTCAACTTGCGAGAATTCCATCAACATATCGTCAACAACGTTGGCTTCCAAACCATCGATGTCGTCCAAAGCAGCGGTACGGATGGGGAACTGAACGTTCAAATCTTGCAAGGTCAATTGCCAGATATTGGTGTTTTCAGTAGTGGGCGAACCGTTGTTCTGAATTGCATAGCCCCATTGTGCGCCAGCGTTGCCGACTTTAGCGCGAAACTGATAGGTCGAACCTTCAGTCGAGACATTGCGAGAAACACCGCGCAGGGGGTTAATCAGACGCAAGGTGTGGAACACGGGGTCGTATGCAGTACGGCCACCAACGCCAGCGCCGCCGCCTGTCAGCGCGGAAC